CTCGTTTTGCGCATGGAGGCGGTGCGGGTGCCGTTGACGCGCCTCATCGACGGCCGGCCGGGCCTCGTCATCTCGCCGACCTGCCGGGTTTTGCGCAAGGGCTTCAACTCCGGCTACCGCTATCGCCGGGTGCAGCTCGCCGGCTCGGAGCGTTACGAGGACAAGCCGGAAAAAAACGAGTGGAGCCATGTCCACGACTCCGCGCAATACGCGCTGCTGGGCGGCGGCGAGCTGGCGGAAGTGACCGGCCGGCGCGAGCGTCGGGAGCGCGCGGCGCAGGCGCGGGGGGGACAGGTGGAGAACGACTATGACCCCTTGCGCTGGTGAGGCCGAACGATGATTGGCACGAGCGACCAGGCCTGGACCGCCGACGACGTGCGCTATCGCCTCATCGAGGCGGCGGCGACGCTGCGCCGGCTGCCGCTGCCGCCGCGCTCGCTGCCGGCGGAAGTGCGGGCGGCCTGGCCGGACGTGGTGACCAGCACGCTGGAGGCCTATGGCTACGCGGCCCCGCGGCGCGGCCGGCCGCCGGCGCCCGAGCCGCAGGCGATCCGGCGCCTGGACGAGACGCTGGGCTGGCTGCTGTGGCTCGACGAGGAAGCGCGCCGGCTGGTGTGGGCGCGGGCCTGCGGCATCACCTGGCGGCGGATCGAGGACCGCGACGGGCGCTGCGAGCGCACGCTGCGCACCCGCATGGCCGAGGCGATCGCGCTCATCCAGCGGCGGCTGAACACGGAAAATAAAAAAACACTTGCCGGCGTTGCCGGCAAACGGGTAGTCTCCGCGCCCATGCTGGGGTGAGTATCCCCAGGAGCCTATTCCGACCCGCCCGCGCCCCGCGCCGGCGGGTTTTTTGTTGAAGTTTTCGTGCGCCGCTCGCCGCCGGCCGCCCCACCAACCCCGGCGGCTCGCGGCGAGAAGGACGGCCTTGATCCTGCTGCCGTTGACCGAGGAGCTGGCGCTTACGGTGGCGAGCGCCATGCGGGCGGCGGACGCGGCCGAGATCTACGCCACCCGCTGGTCGGAGGATCCGCGCCCGGTGGCCGCCTCGGTGGCGGCGCTGTCGCGCTTCGGCTTCGTCGTGGCGACCGACGCCGGGCGGCCGGCGGCGGCGATGGGCGCGGCCGAGGCCTGGCCGGGGATGTGGTCGGTGTGGATGTTCGCCACCGACGATTGGCCGCAGGTGGCGCTCGGCGCGACGCAGGCGGTGAAGCGGCTGCTGATCCCGGCGATCGTCGCCGCCGGCGCGCACCGGGCCGAGTGCCGGAGCCTGATTTCGCACAAGGTCGCGCATCGCTGGCTTGAATATCTAGGGGCGCGGCGCGAGGCCGTGCTGACGGGCTACGGCCGATGCCAAGAAGACTTCATCGTTTATTCGTGGAGGCGCTCTGATGTGCCTGGGCAAGCTGTTCGCACCTAGCACCCCGAAACTGCCGGCGGCGCCGGCGCGCTCCGACGCCGAGGTGCAGGCGGCGTCCGAGGCGGCGCGGCGCCGGGCGCTCGCGGCGGGCGGCTATGGCTCGACCATTATGACCGGGGGCGGCGGCGATTTGTCGGCGGCGCCGGTGACGGTCAAGACGCTGCTCGGCCAGTAGGGGATCGACAAGATGGCCGACGACCTGGCCAAGACCCTGCTGCGGCGGTTCGACGCCATGGCCTCCGAGCGCCACGCCTGGGAGGCGCAGTGGCAGGAGATCGCCGAGCTGATCAATCCCATGCGGGCCGAGTTCACGGGCGCGCGGACACCGGGCTCGAAGCGGACCGAGAAGATCTTCGACGGCACCGCCGGCATCGCCGCCGAGAACCTCGGCGCCGGGCTCTATGGGCTGATGACCAATCCCGGCAACGTCTGGTTCGAGCTGCGCTCCGAGATCGACGAATTGAACGAGTTGGACGAGGCCAGGCTGTGGCTCGACCAGGCCTCGCGGCGGATGCGCGAGGCCTTCGCCGCCAACGGCAACCGCTTCTACAACCGGGTCATCGACCTCTACGCCGACGTGGTCGGCTTCGGCACCGGCGTGTTCTACGTCGATGAAACGGTGGGGCGCGGGCAACTGCATTTCTCGTGCCGGCACCTGGCCGAGTGCTACATCGCCGAGAACGCGCAGGAGCAGGTGGACACCCTGTTCCGCAAGTTCCGCTATACGGCGCGCCAGGCGGTGCAGAGCTGGGGCGACGCCGTGTCGGCCCCCGTCGCCAAGGCGGCCACCACCGAGCCGGAGCGGATGTTCACCTTCCTGCACGCGGTCCTGCCGGGGGAGGAATATCCCGGCCGTCCCCCGGCCGGGCGCGGCTTCGCCTCGGCCTATGTCGAGGTCGAGAGCAAGAGCCTGCTCGCCGAGGGCGGCTACTACGAATTCCCCTACATGGTGCCGAGATGGGCGACGCGCAGCCGAGCGGTCTATGGCGACAGCCAGGCCATGCTGGTGCTGCCCGACACCAAGATGCTCAACGCCATGAGCAAGACCACCATCATCGGCGCCCAAAAACAGGTCGATCCGTCGCTGCTGGCGACCGACGAGCTGGCGATGCGGGGCCTCAAGACCTCGCCCGGGCAGATCATCTATGGCGGGCTCGACCCCCACACCGGCCGGGAGCTGATCCGGCCGCTCATCACCGGGGCCAATGTCGGCCTCGGCCTGGAGATGGAAAACCAGCGCCGGCAGGCGATCCGCGAGGGCTTCTACGCCTCGCTGCTGCTGATGGTGCAGCAGCCGAACATGACGGCGACCGAGTTTCTCGGCCGGCAGGAGGAGAAGCTGCGGCTGATGGGGCCGCATCTGGGCCGGGTGCAGTCGGAGTTTTCCGACCCGCTGATCGACCGGGTGTTCGGGCTGATGTTCCGGGGCGGCGCCTTTCAGCCGCTGCCGCCGTCGCTGGCGCGCTACCCGAAGCTGACCGTGCGCTATGTCTCGCCGCTGGCCCGCGCCCAGAAGGCCTCGGAAGCCAACGCGCTGTTACGCACCGCCGAGGCGATGACGCCGATCGCCAGTTTGAACCCCGAAATCTGGGACAATTTCGACACCGACAAATGGGCCCGGGGCGTTGCCGACGGCTTCGGCGTGCCGGCGCCGATCATGCGCGATCCGCGCGCCGTCGCCGAGCTGCGCCAGGAGCGTAGCCAAGCGCAGGCGGCGGCGGCGGCGGCGCAAGGGGCGCCCCCGGTGGCCGGGGCGCTGAAGGACGCCATGACGGCGATGCAGACGGCGCAGGACGTGCGCCAGGGAGCGGCGGCGTGAAAAGCAGCGTCACCTGGCTGAAGAATTTGTGGCGCGGCCGGGCGGAGCAAGTGCAGGGCGCCTATCGCCGGCGGCTCGACCCGAGCGACCCGGAGGCGAAGGTCATCCTCGCCGACCTGGCGCTTTACTGCAACGTCGGCCATTCGAGCTTCGTTGCCGGCGATCCCTATCAGACCGCCTTCAACGAGGGCGCGCGCGACGCCTTCCTGCACGTCGCCGCGATCGTGAACCTGAAGCCGGAAGATTTTCCGGCCCTGATCGAGGTCGCGCAGGATTAACCGAACCGATGGAGAGAAGCATGAGCGGCGAAACCAAGACCGACGCCGGCGCAGCGGCGCCGACGGACGACACGGCGGCGCGCCTCGCCAAGGCCGAGGAAAACATTACGGCGCTGGCCGAGGCGGTATCGATGTTGGGTCAGCAGTTGACGCAGGCGCAGGCGGCCGCGCGCGAGGCCGATGCCTGGATGATGGCCGAGCTGAAGCGGGTCGAAAAATCGGCGGCCAAGGGGCGCAAGAAAGTGCCCGGCCTCGACGAACTGCGCGACTTCGTGGCGACGTTGCCGCCGCTGCCGGAGAGCGCCGAGGTGGCGCGCCGGGCGGTGCTGGAAGCGCTGCCGGCGTAAGCGAAACCGAAACCGAAACCGAGGAGAAAAGCGATGCCAGCGGAAGACGCAGGACAGGGCCAGGGTGCAGGCCAGGGTGCAGACCAGGGCGCAGGCCAGGGCGCAGGCACGGGGGCGGGCACAGGCGCAGACACGGGCACGCAACCGGCGGCGTCGTGGCTCGATCCGCTGCCGGCCGAGCTGAAGGGCAACCCGGCGCTGACCGGCTTCAAGGACGTGGCCTCGCTGGCCAAGGAGCATCTCTCCCTGCAAACCCTGATCGGCAAGAAAGGCGTCATTCCGCCGGGCGAGAAGGACGGGCCGGAGGCCTGGGACCGCTTTTTCAACCAGCTCGGCCGGCCGGAAAAACCGGAGGGCTACGCGCTGAAGAAGCCCGAGGGGGCGACGGACTACAGCGAGGACGCGGCCAAGTGGTTCCGCGAGACGGCGCACAAGGCCGGGCTGACGCCGAAGCAGGCGGCCTTGGTGCATGACGGCTTCGTGGCGCTCGCCGGCCAGGGCGCCCAGGCCCAGGCGCAGGCGCGGACGCAAGCCCGCACCGAGACCGAGACGGCGCTGAAACAGGAATACGGCGTCGCCTACGACGCCAAGCTGGAGCTGTCGCGCCGGGCCATGGTCCAGTTCGGCGGCGAGGAATTGAAGGCCTATCTGGAGCAGTCGGGGCTCGGCAATCATCCGGCGCTGGTCAAGGCCTTCGTCAAGATCGGCTCCCTCGTCGGCGAGGATGGTCTCAAGGGCGGCAAGCCCGCCGGCGGCGGCACCTTGTCGCCGGCCGAGGCCAAGGCCGAGATCGCCAAGCTTCAGGGCGAGGCGGGCAAGGACGGCAAGCACGCGCTTCTGGACAAGCTGCATCCCGAGCACGCCCAGATGGTGGCGCGCCTGGCGCAGCTGCACCAGATGGCCTATCCCGAGGCAGCCTAGGAATATCGTTCAAGACGCGCGCGAAGGGGAGCGCGCCCGCCGCCGTTCGAGCCGCGGGTGCGTCCTTCGCTCGTTGACCACCGGCCCCGAAGCCGCCCGTTGGGCGGCCGGGGAAACGCCGGGCAGCGCGGTATCCCGCGTCCGGCCGACAGTCGCAAAGACGACCGCCACAGGCGCCGCGCAGGCGCCAGGAGAAGGTCTGGTCGAGACATCGACCAGGGAGCCGATCCGCCAGTCGCAACCGATCCCGGCCTTTGGCCTGGACGAAACTGACGGAGAGACACCATGTCCACCCAGATCACTACCGCCTTCGTGCAGCAATATACCGGCGTCGTGCAGATGCTGGTGCAGCAGAAGGGCAGTCGCCTGCGCGATCGCGTGCGGCTGGAGACGCTCAAGGGCGAATACGGCTATTTCGACCAGATCGGCGCCGTCACGGCGGTCAAGCGCGTGTCGCGGCACTCCGATACGCCGCTCACCGAAACGCCGCACAGCCGGCGTCAGGTCTCGCTGGAGGACTACGAGGCGGCCGACCTGCTCGACAAGCAGGACGACATCCGCACCCTGATCGATCCGACCAACTCCTATGTCCAGGCCCAGGCGCTGGCCATGGGCCGGGCCATGGACGACGCCATCATCCTGGCGGCGACGGCCTCGGCCAAGACCGGCAAGACCGGCGCGACCTCGACCGTGCTGCCGGCCGGGCAGAAGATCGCGGTGGCGGCCACCGGCCTGACGCTCGCCAAGCTGCTGTCGGCGAAGGAGACCCTCGACGCGGCCGAGAACGACCCCGACGAGGAACGCTTCATCGCGTTGCGGGCCAAGGACGTGACGACGCTGCTCAACACCACGCAGGTGACGTCCAGCGACTACAACACGGTCAAGGCGCTGGTCGAGGGTAAGATCGACACCTTCCTCGGCTTCAAGTTCCTGCGCACGCAGCGGCTGATCACTACCGTCACGCCCTCCAGCGACACGGCCTGCCTGGCCTGGCGCAAGTCGGGGCTGCTGCTGGCCATCGGCGAGGACATCGTCGGCGATGTCGGGCCCCGCCGCGACAAGTCCATGGCCATGCAGGCCTACACCAAGATGTCGATCGGCGCGACGCGGATGGAAGAGGAGGCCGTGGTCGAGATCGCCGTATCGACTTAACGGTTATTACCTCACGGGCGCCAGCCGCCACTCCAACCCTGGCGCCCGTGGGGGCCCGAAATCGATGCCTGATACCCGACACCCGAACCAAGGAGACTTTCCATGGCCGTGCTTTATTCCGACACCATGACCAAGCTGCGGAACACGATCCCGCAGGATCTGCCGGCGGCGGCCGAAGTGCATGGCCGGCTGCGGCGTTTCAAGTCCATCGTCACGCTGGCGGCGCAGGCGACCACCGACACCATCGAGGTGGCCAAGCTGCCGAAGGGGGCGCGCGTCGCCTACGGCATGATTACCTCCAGCGTCACGCTCGCCACCGCGACCATCGCCGTCGGCATCACCGGCACCACCGGAAAATACCGGGCGGCGGCGGTGTTCACGGCAGTCGATACGCCGACGCCATTCGGCGTCGCCACCGTCATCGGCGTGGCGCTGACGGCCGAGGAGATCCTGTTCCTGACCATCGCCGTGGCGGCGCTGCCGGGCGCCGGCACCCTGGTGGTGGAGATTTTCTACAGCGTTGATTGAAGTCGATAGCCCACGAGCGCCAGCCGCCACTCCAACCCGTGCCTGATAACCCCATGCCGCGAGCCGCCACGCCAACCCTCGCGGCATGGGGCCCCGTTTTTTGTAGCCAGTGAGCCCAATCATGGCCGTGTCGGAAGTCTCGATCTGCAACGGCGCCCTCGATCTGTTGGGCAGCGATCCAATCGCCTCGTTCGACGACGGCTCCAAGGCCGCCAATCTATGCTCGCGGCGCTATAGCGTCGTGCGCGACGCCTGCTTGCGCGCCTATCCGTGGAATTGCGCCATCCGCCGCACCGGGCTCGCCGCCGACACGACGGCGCCTGCCTGGGGCTATGCCAACCGCTTCGCCCTACCCGAGGGGCCAGACCCCGAGTTCTGCCTGCGCGTGCTTAGGCTCGAAGGCGAGGACGTCGGCGCCACCTACAAGGTCGAGGGGCGCTTCATCCTGAGCGACGAAGGGGCGCCGCTCAACATCCTCTATCTGGCCCGGATCGGCGATCCGGCGCAGTTCGACGCCCTGCTGGTCGAGGCGATCTCGGCCCGGCTCGCCGCCGATCTCGCCTGGCCGCTCACCGGCAGCCAGTCCGCCGCGGTGGCCATGCGCGACACCTACCGGGCCAAGCTGATCGAGGCCCGCTCGATCGACGCCCAGGAAGGCAGCGTCGATGAGCTCTCGGCCAACGCCTGGCTCGACAGCAGGATGTGATGTTTATGCCCCGCGATCGCCGCCGCCCCACCAACCCCGCTCGCGCGGGAACCCCGGCAGAAAGCTAACCTATGTCCCGCGTCGCCGAGCTGCTCAGCGCCTTCAACGCCGGCGAGTGGTCGCCGACGCTTTACGGCCGCGTCGATCTGGCCAAATACCGCAACGCGGCCCGAGCCCTCAAGAACTTCATCCCCATG